CATATGAAGACTAACCCTATGGCAGGTCTCAAACCCATCGCTGCAGTCCTCTTGGATTGCGCGCAATGGGACTCTGACCTGCTTCCATTCTTAGAGAGGGACTTCCTGTCTCTTTCTAAGCTCGTAGAGACCAGGGGATTACCTATCATCATGATAGATCTCCCAGAAGCGGGCAAAGTCTATGACAAAGCCCTTTCGTCTGGTTTTCTCAATTGGGGGAAGTTACCGAAAACCTTCGGTACCTTTCATTCCAATCGAGGTGGTCTGTTTCAGGAACTCCTGCTACGGACCTTCTACGAGAGCGGGAACATCCGTGAGAATGTTGACCCCAACCATGTACTCTTTACTCGGCAGATTTTGTATCTGGCGAAGAAAGTTAAGTACAACTGTAGCGATGCTACAGTTTTGGATGAGGTTAACACTTTTAGGAAGACTGATGAGGAACTTCGTAGACCCACTTTGTTGTGGGAATGCGATGACCTGGTCATTGACCAGGCCGCTCATCTAACCTTTCTAGACGGATATCGAGCTATTCCAGACATGATATCACATCGTGACTCATGTCCAAAACCGCTACTAGCGGTTTTAGGTCAGGTTTGTGATAGGGTTTCCACCCTATTTCCAATCCTGGACTGGAGTCCACTCGACCCCCGCCATGGCCCCGGATCCGTGGCTGATGCAAAGAGCGGTTTTGATAAATATCAATTCCAATCTTGGCCGAGGAAACTCGACCTCTCCTTCCCCGCTGAGTTCTTTGCTCAGAGTCGGGAGGATATGCATTTGGAAACCTTAGATAAGAGAAGCTTGAACGAACCTCCGGCGCGGCTTCTTGCCGTTCCGAAGACGCTCAAATCTCCTAGGCTAATCGCTTCCGAGCCAACAGCCCACCAATGGCTTCAGCAAGCTTTGGCGGGTTGGTTGCAGCAGCATATGCCGCAACCACTCAGGATCAGTATCGATATATCCAACCAAGACCACTCAAGGAACCTCGCTTTAGAGGCTTCCAAGACTGGCAAACTTGCCACTGTAGACCTCAAGTCTGCATCTGACAGGTTGTCTTGCTGGACTATCGAACGGGTTTTCAGGAAACATCCTGGAATCCTGCTTGCGTTACATGCGGTCCGCACACGCTGGTTAGTAAACTCAACTGGCGTAGGCGAACGATTCTTCATTCAATTGAAGAAGTATGCACCGCAAGGATCCGGAGTAATGTTCACCCTACAGACAATAGTCTATACTTGTATAGCTATAGCCTCTGTTCTTTACGAAGAACAGTTGGCCATTTCTGATAGGAATATCAGAAATGTCTGTCGGCGGATCCGAGTGTTTGGAGACGACATTATCATGCCGTCTTACGCAGTACAGAGTC